AATTTTTCTAACGCTACTAAAAATGCTAAGAAACAGTCTAAAAAAGACTCAAAAGTTGTGACTTCTGCAGCTGCTGTCAAGAAGGAAAATAATCAGGGGTACTGCGCTTCTGATTATACACTACAACTTTACAGAGATTCTCCAACTTCCGATTTAGTTTATACCAAGTATACAATCCAGGAAGGTACACCCACCAATCCTCACTATTTTAGTGCTTCAGAAAGATATATTTTAGGTGTAGGTTATTTTAAGAAAATGTTAAATGGTTTTTCCAATGTGAGGATAGCTGAATTTGGCGCTTCGACCAGAATGTTAAAACAAATGAGGAAAAATAAAAATTTGTTCATAAATAGAGCTATAATAGAAAATGCAGATTATGAAAGATATCAGAAAGTTAAAGTTGCTATAAAAGAAACTCAAGATGAAGACTTCTTCCAGACCAATTTTTGTACCTGTGTCCAAGGAACCTATTTATGCAAACATGTTCGTCAGTTCAATCCGGATTATATTAAAATGACTCATGTATTATATTATCTTGAGCCCGCCTTGATTTCTTCTATATTGGCTCAGGGTATTAGCATATATGCTGTCCTTCATATCTTTAATCCGTTAGTAAATAAAGGTTCCTTTCATAACGGTTATACTACAGAGTATACTTGGGAAAGAAAAGGCAAAATGATAATAATGAACCTTCAATCAGATAAAAAATATTATCATAAAGAAGTTTGCAATTACTTGTGGAATAATTCGTGCTTTCAAGATGGTAATGCCTTTTTTAGAGTTGTTCATAGAATAAAGCATGGCGACGTAGCTCATATTGCTGTAGTCATACATCCAGCTATAGAAAACTTAAATGGAAGATGCAAGTTATATAGAGATAATGAAGAAATTTACAAGAGTAATACCATGAATACAATTAAAGAAAAATTGATTATATCCAAAGGTGATAATTTTATTGCTCCTATTGGTTCTATGAAAGATGGTGATATAATGCTTATGCCAAAAAAAGATAAAGAAGGTAAATTAACAGGTGAGTTTTTTAATGTAAGATGTGTCGATAGACGAATTCATTTTAATTATTTTAGAGATAATAGGGCTTTAAATAGTCTGTTCTTTTCATATGATTCAAATGGAAATTTTCATTTTGTAAATCCTGAAAGGTGGGATCAGATTTTTTCAATTTATACACATCTGGAAGAAGATTGTGATTTTGATATTGCTGTAGTCGACTTTAATAAATTAGTTGCTGATGTTTTTAATGGTTTAGATCAAAAGAAAATAAGACAAGCATACTGTGCTTTTTTGAGAAATGCTGGTAGAGAATGTTCAACAGTTTGCTTTTTAGCTTTATTAGATTCAATAATAGATGAAGTTATTAAAATTGAAATGGGTTTTGCTACTATTCTTGGTACTGAGAAAACAGCATTAATTAAAAGTTTACAAAATGGAACATTCAGCCAATCTAAGAAACCTATGTGGTATGACTTTTATAAGAAAATAGTAAATTTTGGAAAGAAGGAAGATTTAAAACCTGATGAACCTTGGGATCAGAAAGACTTAAGTAATGAACAGATAGATCCTTTCTTAAATATGGGCCCTAATGAAAATAAATTTTTCTGCACACATGCTATAAATTATACCAAATTACCAGATAAACAATTTAAAATGTTCTCAGAAAATATACATTTACCAGGTAATAAGGAATTAGCTCTTTTACCAGAAGAACTTAAAGATCAATATAAAATAATGAATGAAGTTAAAAAATTAAGAAATGATTTATTATTTAGGCAAAGGAAAGATATTAAGAGAGCGAAAGAAGCAGCAAAAGCTAATGCTAAGGTTTGGAATGAAAAGAAAGAAGGTGGTTTAGACAAATTAGAAAGCCAGATGATCATAGATAATCTTAAAACTACTCTTCAACTACTTAATGAAGAACATAGGAAGGAACTACGAAAATTAGATGAGAAAATTAAAAAAGAAGAAACTATATATGATCTAAAATTAAAAAAATATGTAGAAAATGAAGAGAAAAGGAAGAAAAGGCAAATGAATAAAATAACTCAGATTGATTTAACTAAATTTACTACTTTGTGTGATCTAGCAAGGGAATTCATAAATAATAGAAATAAAAAATTCTTAGATAGTAAAATAATGGAAGAAAATCGTTTGTGTCCTTATAATTCAATGAAAATGAGTGAAATGATTAACAGGGAAACTAAAATTAATTTTAATTTTGATGAAAACAAATTAATAGCAGATTTTAAACAATTACCTTATGGAAAAGATTGTTTTGGTCATTTACCTAAAGAATTTTGGTTCGACAATCAATATGTTAAGCAAAAGGAATTTATGGATGAAAGAGTTAAGAAGAAATATTTTGATTTACAGAAAAGTAATAGCAAGAGAGGTAAAAATAGATGCTTCTGGATATGTGTTGCATATTCTTTAAATTATGTACCAGAGAGCATAGAAACTTTAGATAGCATAATTCATGAATATATTAATTTATCACAATCAGATCTCAAGCAAGAATTAGAGTATTTATATGATGAGCAAACTAAAGATGGAACAAATGTTGACGAAGCTGTTTGGTTTATGAAAGTTCTTAATATCTATGCTAAAATAGTTGTAGTAACTACTAGTGGAGATTATAGCTTTATAACCAATAAACCAACAGATCAGGAATTAGAACCAATAGTAATATATTTTGGAGAAGGTCATGCAGATATATATAGAGATGGAGTTCAGATGATTAGTCATCAGGAAAATATATTTAACATTAGATATAAAATGAAAAAACAAGGGGAATTACTTGATAGTAAATGTATTGATAGGGAAACATATAATAAAATACAATTTACTGAATCACATGATATATTATGCAAAGATAAAGTTAGATATGGTCCTAGATTCAAAAATTTTAACCTTAAAATGGATTATGATGAAATGTGCAAGTACATACCGTGTAAATGTAAAAAGAATGCTACAATTTTAAATGAAGTTCATGGTGATATGGTAGACAAATGGTTATATTATAGTCAATGTCCTAGATGCTTGGCTTTTTCAGCACGGAGAGTTTATGCAAAGAATCCCGTAGCTTCAGATCAGGTAAATATCAAAATATTTAAATGGTACTGTGATTATTGGAGACCAACTATAAGAGAGAATATTATTAAGTACTTCAGAGTAAATGTTAATGGTTGGTTTAATAATTTAAAAGATAGAAACAGACAAGATATTGTAAAACCATATATTGATGAGTGGAAAAAGAATAAAAAAATACCAGATAAAATGCGAGATTTTTCATACACAGCTTTTGGAAAAACTGAATTTCAACATGTACATGATAAATTTAGAATGATAACAAATCCTAGTGCTTACCATAAGTATGTAGGTGGACCAGCAACAAATGGAATAGAAAAAGTCTTAGACGCAACCTTTGGAGATATGTTTGCAATCGGGAAATCTTATGAACAGAAGGAAAAATTTTTAAATAAAAGTCTTGATGAAGGATTTAATAGATTCGTTACTTTAGATATATCTGGATTTGATCAATCACATACATCAAGTTTAAGGTTAATTTGGAAAAGCTTTATAGAAGACATCTTGGAATTATGTCCTGCTGAAATATCCCAATATTGTGATCCTGAAGATTTTTACTTAGTTCATTGTGCAGACTGGAGACAAATTAATTTTAAATATTTTGAAGGAGGTGAAGAAGTTTTACTATGGAAATTATATGTAAAGGATAAATTATGTTCGGGTTCAACTTTTACGTCCACAATTAATACATTAACAATGATCATTCATGTTCTATATTGTGGTTATCTAGCTAATATTGTTTGGATTCCTCACGATGCAGGTGATGATTGCTTGATTCTAGTCAATGATTATGTATCAAAACCTGATATCTATAGAGCATTATACTTAATTTTTAGAAAACCTGAAGATTCGGAAAATGAAGAATACGGTAATGGTTTGACCCTAAAATATGCAGTTATCACAGATGATATCAATTTTATAAAACCCTGTTCAACTGAATGTTTTATATGTCCTGAGCACGGAGTTAGAATAGTTAGACCCTTTTATAAATTTGTCGAAAGTATCAATTCTTCTCATGGTTTATATGTTATACAACAGAAACACAAAGATTATCCAATAGAATTGTATAAAAGAATGGTTTATGACTGCGAAAAAACATGGTGTCAAGGTTTGGAACTTTATGATATGCTATTAAATTGCTTTTGTCCTAAAGAACAGAGAGATAAATACAAACTTTCGGATAATTCTAAATACTTTAAAAGAAACTTAACTAAAATTCACTATGAAGTTAAAGGTTATAATCCTTATGAAAAGAAGTTACTAAATCAAGAAAAACATTATGAAGATTTGCGCTTTAATTTAGAATTAGTAAAAGGTGATAGAATAGAAGACAGGTTCAGATCAACAGTATTCAAAAAATGCTGTAATGAAGCCTTTAATGAGATGTTAGAGAAATTGTACGATGGAAATCAGAAAGAAATTGCAGGTGCTTTTAAAATTCCAGGTTATTTTGATTATGAATTTTTAGAAGAATACATTAATTACTATAATAATAAGCAAGAAGAAGAATCATCAAATAAGATTTTTGTCGATATAGCTAAATACAGAAAAGATAATTTTGGCCATGCTCATTTTCCCATAGATTATTCAGATCTTAGTTTATATTTAACTGAAAGAGGTAGACTAAAAAAAGACGTTTTCGGTAAGTGGTAAATTATTAAATTCTTTAATTAATTCTTATATTATTAAATATTATCTATTTATTTATATGAATTAAATTAAATTAAATCGGAAAAATAAAGGGATAAAGAATCACATTCTTTACACCCTGTCCAACCAAGCTAGGACGTTAAATAATTGTTGGGCAACTTCACTCTCTCCCACATCTTTTTATAGATGTTTGGG